CCAAACGCTATTGGCATTCGGTGCTGTGGTGAATGCTGGCGAGACGTTGAACACCTTGCCGGCGATGCTGGTAACAGCGCGGGTCTGCGCAACGCCTGTAGGGAAGGATCACGCTGAGCGTTGCACCGGCCGCGTATGTGATGCCGGTGGTGTCGTCAGCGGTGATGGCAGTGGTAGTGGCGGATGCGATGCGGCCACCACGGCGAGCGCCGGCCCGTACCGGATCGGCAATGCTGATGATCTGCCCAGGGCGTCCACCACACCGGCTTCAATGCCGACGGTGAATGTAACCACCTCGGATTCATTCCATTCCGAGTAGAGCATCCAGCGCCCCATCCGATGCGCCTGTGATCGTGACGTACAGGCAAAGGCGCTGATCTCGGTGGTGGTGACGCCGTACTTTGCGATCAGCGCTTGATCTTCGACCACTTCCTTTGCGATGTCGCGCAGGGTGATGTCCATGTAGCTGACGACTGCAACCGTCGGACGGTTCTTCAGGCTGCTGCCGGTGTAATTGAAGATGCCGTCCCTGACGTTGGCGGGCGTAAATAGGTAGGTCGGGTCCGATGGTGCATCTTGCGATACGGTCAGCGCACCGGCGCCCCAGTAGGGCATAGCGCGGAACACTGAGCACATATCACCAATCAGCTTGTAGGCATCCTCGGCGGTTTGGATGTTGACGTTACAAGAGAAGCGCGGCTCAAGACCACCACGGCCATCAGAAACGAGCGCTGAACTGTACTGACTGGCGGCATAAAATGCCCATTTGTCTAGGTCTGCGGCCTGGATGTGATCACCGAACCCGTAGCGTGTGTCGGTTAAGAGATCCCATAGGATCATCGCTGGATCGGTTGTCCACTGCGCACGCAACCGAACAGGCCATTCCACACGCCGGCATAGATCAGCGCGGCCGGTGGTGGGATCAGCGGTGGCATTGCTTGGGATAGCAACCTTGATGCCGTTGATCAGGTAGGACCGCTGCGGGATTGCCGAGAATGCTTCAGAGTTGCAGCGCAGTGCGATGTATGCACTGTTGGCATAGTTGAACTTTGCGTAAATAATCTCTGTGTAACTTGTCCAGATGAAGTCATTGACCTTCTTCTCGCTGGTGCTGTCTGGGTTGCCACGGGATACGCGGATGTCAACCGGAAACGTACCGCCTGCGATCGGAACGATGAAGTCGCGCTGGTACGCATCATTAGAGCGACCGCGAATCAGGCCGCCGTTGGTGTCGCTGTATTGCTGTATCCAGCCGCCGCCTGTGTAGCGCCTGTCGATGACGACGTGTGCATCCTCTGCGCCTACGTCTCCCTTGTCGGTGATGATGTAGATAGCAGGAACGGTGATCGTGATCTGGACCGCCTCAACCGTTGTGTCTGTGATGGTGCGGACGATGGCACCGCCAGCCTGTGTTACTTCAACGTTGACGGGGTGCTCATCTTCAATGTTGCCGGCGTCGCCGTAGATCTCAACAGCGGACTGTATCTGCGTGCCGGCGCGCTCTTGGTAGATGACATCTTGGAAGTGGTAGGAGCCGTCCCGGCATTCTGCAGCGGCGTGTTGTCGAGGAAGATCGACTGGCGCACCGTTGACCAAGCCGCCGATCTCACCTTCAGAACAGCAGATCAACGAGCTGCGGCATGGTACTGCTTGCCGTGCAGTGTGTCCGGCGCTGTGCGTGGCTTGCGGGAGTTCCCGCCGCACCGCCTACCGAGACTGCCGCGAATGTGGTGCCATCAGGCCGACCTGCACCGCATCAACACCGGCGGAGATCACCGCAGCTCCCTACCAAGGTGCGGCCGTAGCAAATTGGGACCGGCACACCCTGCCGTGATGGCCCTGCTGCACGCCCGAGAAGCTGAAGCTCTTGCGGTGGATCCTGTGCGCTGATCTTCGCCGGTTGGCATCTTCGGAACTGGTGTGAGCAGCTGGGCCAGCACCGCCGGAGTGCCATTTGAGCGCCAACGTAAGAGCCAAGCCCACTTGACCGCCGTGCGCCAAATACCATCGCCGGTCCCAGGAATGAAGGTCGACTGCAACCATCAACGCCACCAGCCAGGATCCGCCCTACAGCCCTTGCACCCGTCAGCACCGGCACGATCCTGATCACCTGCTGGCCGGAGGGGATGGTGCAGCTCGCCATCATCCGAGCGCACTAGCCGCCATACACTGACGCGGTAGTGTTGCTGCGCCATGTGTGCTTCCAGCTGCGGGAAGTTCACCAGCAGGAACCGCACCGCTTCAGCGGCGCTGCTCACCGCAGCCTGAAAGGTGCGCTGACCAAGGAATCGCGCCAAGCGACCGTAAACCCTAATCGTGCGCAGGCTTTCCATGGTTCCATCGTAGGCGCCGGCCGGTGCACTTCATCAGCCAGCCGCCGTAGATGTCGCGGCTGCTCAGGCGATGTTGGCAGTGATGCAACACCATCTGATCGCCGAGGTAAACGCCGCAGTGGTTGAGACCTGCTGCGCCGATACCGAACAACAGGAAGTCACCGCGTTCCAGCTGCTCATCTTCGCCAAGCTCGCGGAATCCAGCCTCCCGCCAGCAGGCATCAAACATCGGTGCTGCCTCGAATGCTTCAGGCGTCAGCGGGCGCTCCCAGTCGCGGATGGTGATGCCCTGCTCGGCGTACCAGTCACGGGCCAAGGTCCAGCAGTCCTGTACGCCCCAACACCAACTGCGGCCGATCAGCGGCGCACGGTAGCCGGTAGGTGTGTGCGGACCGCTCCACGCTTCGGTTTCAGGGTTGACGATCCACCACGGCAGCACATCCAGTTCGATGGCGGCTAGGTCCGCCTGGCTTGGTGCTGGTGAGTGCCCAGGGTGGCTGTGGAATACACCGATGATTTCGCCGGCATCTTCGGCGGCGGCGTAATCGTCAGGTTCAAGGATGAATTGCTCGGCGGCATCATCAGCCACGTTGCGGCACGGCCAGTAGCGCTCACGGCCGTTGAAGATCACCACCAACCCACACGCCTCACGCGGTGCCTCGGCCTGCGCGTGCGCGCGGTTGCAGCAGCTTTCCAGTTCATCATGCAAAGTATGACCCGATACCAGGGAATGAGCCGAACGGCAGCGTAGCTGTAGCGCCAAAATGTGCTTTGCAGTCAGCCACTGTCTTGTTGCACGTTGGCAGTGCACCGGCATAGCTGCACTCGGCGGATTTGTAGACCCACTGGCAGATATTGCCGAATGCACTGCCGCTTGGTGCACGGACGTTGCTTAGGATCAACGCGCAAGCGAGCTCAAACTCGATCACATCACGGTTCTCGGATGCCTTGCGGTCGATGTAGTAGATCTCAGGCGGGAAGCTAGCCGGGTCAAGGTGTGCCCAGTGGGTTGACACCACCGGGAAGTTCACGCCGTCGATGTAGCGTGCCAACGTGCGAATGCGCGTCACTTTGGCGCCCTCGATGCCGCTCGGTAGGGTCAGCAATAGTGCCGTGATGGTGCCGGTCAGGTTGGCGATGCGTAGCGTCGGGCGCGGCAGATTGCCATGGCCGGAGTAGCTGGAACCCATCAGCCTCGACCGGGAAGCGAGGTAGCTGTTGCCGGCCCATACCAGCTCACCGTTGGCGTTGAGGTTGGAGCCAGCATGGAACCTGTAGGTGGTGCTGATGCCGTGCTGGAGTCGCATTCAGCTCCAGCTCAAACAGCTCGATGATGGCGCCGGGTGCAACGCCTTGAAGGGCAGAGACAGGAACGCTCACGGCTCAAAGCACCTGGCGGAAGGTCGCATCAATGCGGCTGCGGCCGTAGTCATGGTGTTCGCGTGACCATGCACCTTCGCAGACCCATTTGCCGGCTGTTGCGCCGGTTTCGGTGGTGTCCATGTGAACGACGCAGGAATCATCCGCCCTGGCCTGCAGGAATGCTTCAAGGTCGTCGGCATCATCGTCGGCTAGATCCCACCTGAGGGTCCAGCTATCGGGGCGCTGGTGAAGCCCCATGGTGAGGCGTTGTTCGTAGCCGTCACCAAAGCTGACGCGGCGCACGGTGGGTTCCGTGCGTTTGGTGGCGGGGTAGAGCAGTTGGTAGGAGGGGAATGTGGCCATCAGCTGTTGAGGATGCCGCCGCGGCGTTGTTGCTTGATCAGCTCAGCCTGGACCGCAGCAGCGATGACGCGGCCAAGCTGACCCGGCTTGCTGGTCGCTGCCTTCCAGCGCTGGTGCCCTTGGCGTCTACGTTCACGGTAACGGCCACGCCGCCGCCACCTGCGCGGTTGTTTGGTGTGATCATGCCGCCGCTCGATGGCGTGAACAGCTCCGGGCCGCGCTCACCGACGACGTAGGACTGGCCGGCGGTGACCGGGCCGCCGGTGGCGCGCAGCGCCACGCCAGCGCCGAATGCAGCAGGGTTGAACGCAGCCGCGCCAGAGCTGAACACCGACGCACCGGAGACAGGGCCAGCACCGCTGAATAGGCCACCACCGCCGCCGCTGATGCCGAAGATGCCGGTGATCTGCTTAAAGATATAGACCTTGATCATCTCTGCGATCATCTGCGATGCCATCTGCAGGAATGAATCAGCGATGCTCTTGAAGAAGTTGCTTAGTGCCTCCTGCGTGGTCTGCGTGCCGGTGATGATGCTCGGAGAAGGCATCATTGAAGGCGGTGCCGATCGATTCCGCACCGGCCTTTGCTTGGTTGATCGGATCCATCAGATCCTTCAACCGCTGGGAGTATTCCGTGATTGGATCAGTGGTTGCCAGCGGGTCGAGGTTGATGTCAGTGCGGAAGGTGCCGGCGCCTGCCCCCAGTGGCTCGCCTGGGGTGAACCCTGCGCGTTGGTAGAAGGACTGCAGCTGCTCTGCTGCGCGGCGCTGCTCAAGAGCCCTGATCGCACGATCTCGAAGCTCCGTAGCTCTTGCTGTGGCCGAATCTCGCTGATCCTTATTTTTAAGCTCTAGGATTTCTTTCAGCGTATCGCGGTACTCAAATTGAATCTGTAGGCGTTCTTTTCGTAGTCATTCGCCGCTTTATCAAGCCTGAGCTTGCGTTCCTAGTTCGGTATTTAGCTTGACGCCATCTTGAAATGATTGCTTGATTGCATCCGCTGCCTTCTCCGCATCAGTCTTGCCCTTGCCACCGCCCACCTGCCCCCTGCTGCTGCAGCTGCGGCGGCTGGTGCAGTGCTGCCGACGGTCTGGCCAACCTTGACGCCGGCTTGCGCGGCGGTGCGTGTTGGCAGTGCCATTGTTGCTTGTGCACGCGCTGCGCGCTCCATAAGCAACTCTCTGCGCGCTTGCCTGCCCAGTAGTTGGAATGCCAAATAGCTGGGACGCTGGGCCCTAGCAATGTCTGAAGTGCAATAGTACCGGGCTGGTGATAACCCTGCTTGCCTCTGCGCACCTGCTGCAATGTTTGAGCAGCCCTGCCTTTTGCTCCTGCGTTGCGCTTCCTTGGTAGATCGCGGCCGCGCCGCCTGCTACGCGCTCACCCCTAAGACGACGCACCTCAGCAGCGGCAGTCATCGCCTCTTGCAGTCCTGTTGTTACAAGATTGATTCCAATGGTGATAACGCCAACAGCCGCAAGACTGGCCAGCATTGCACGCAACCCTGATAGAACTGGCGTAGCTGTTGCCGCTGCAGCCTGCAGCGCCTTTGTGTTGCCTGTATAGAGAGCAAATGCTGATGAACTGGTGGTCGCAGCGGTGCCGGCAGCCGTGGTAGTCGTCGCCATTGATGTCATGGCGGCAACAAAAGCCATGCGCAGCGCGATGATGCCTTCGATGGCTTTTTTAGGATCAACATCTGCGCCAGCAGCTTCACAAGCTCAGCCGTAGCTGTGGCTACTGGCTTTGGTATTGCGTTGATGATGTCAGCGAATCCATTGATCGCACCCGTTACACCCTTGATCGAATCAACAACGACGCGCCGAATGCTTTGCCTAGTGCTTCGCTTAGGTTCTTGAATGCTGTATCGAGTGCCTTGAGTTGATTCTCAAGGCTAACTTTCATGGTCTTAAAGTCTGCATCTGTCTTGCCTGTTGCATCCCCAAGCTGACCGAGGATGTTGGCAAAGTCTTTGCCCTGTTTGGCATTTGCCGCGAACACGCCGCGCATGGCCTCCTGGGAACCGAGCAGCCGGGCCACGGATTCCTTGTTGGTGTCTTGCTTCTTCGCAAGTTCAGCCATCAGGCCCGTGAAGCCCTTAGCGGACAAGCCCTTGAAGGTTCCACTCAATGCCGAGTGCTTTTGCTGCCTCCTGTGACTCCTTGGTGGGCTGTAGGAGTGTATTCAGCGCTGCACCGAGGCCGGTGAATGCAATTTCAGCCGTAGCGCCGTTCTTGGTGGCGGAATGCAATGAAGGCGTTGACTTCATCCAGGCTGACACCAGCAAGTGCAGAGATTTGGTGCTGTAACCCTGCCGAGCTGTGACACATAATCAGGTCCACTCCTGATTGCCAACCTCAACAGCTTTGCTGATGCTATCGGTAACCTTATACGCATCAGTGCCGGCCATGCCGTAAGCATTGAGCGTCTTAACCAGCACTTCGGTTACACCTTCAGCTTGCTTAGCAAAGGCCACCAACTGCCGCCTAACTGTTGCTGCCTTTTTCTGAGTGACACGAACATTGGCCGGCAGTATCGCCGAAGCCAGCTGATGCAGCTTGATGGCTTGCCGCTGCTTCGTTCAGCCTTGCTGGCAAAAACACCGCCGAGCCTTTCGCTGAGATCACCTAGGGCCTTATCGAGCTGCGCTTCACATCACCGCCCACGGTCGCTAGCCGCCGAAGGTTTGTATCAAGCTCTTTCACATCAGACAGCACCTTTGACAGGCCGATGCCGACGCCAAGGGCTGCCAGCGCTGATGCGAGGCTGCCAAACGCCCGTTCCACGGTCCAGGTTTGACTCGTGTTTGCAGCTGCCGCAGCTGCCCTGTTGCATCGCGTGCATCAACATTGATCGCAACGGCTGCACAGCAGACACGGCATCCTCCCATTAGCGACAGTCTACCGGCGCCTGCGTTGTTGCTCCTGCATTTGATCATGCTGCACTTCAAACCATGCTGACCATAAATACAACTCCTCCAGCGTCATCTTCTGGCGCAATTCAGTAAGGGTGCAGCCAAGCTCCTTCGCCACACCCATCTGCAGCATCAGCAGGTTGTCACGCTTTAGCGCTGCCTTCAGTGCTTTTCATGTCCAGCTTCTTCACCTCCTGCGGGTTGGTGATTACCGCCAGCATCATTGCCTGGAGGTCTGCATCGAGCACTTCATTCTTGAGCTCCGCGATCTCGCCCGCCTGAAACAACCGCCGGCCGGTGTCATCCGCAGCCTTCAGCACCAGCAGGTTGAGTGCAAAGCCGTTCGGCGTATCACCGCCGAGCATCTCAGTCGCGGCTTCACGTTCGGCCATGCTGAGCGGTGCCGCCCAGAACTCCAGCGTCTCGCCACTGGTTAGCGTCACCGTGCGCTTGGTGGGCTTGAAGTCTGCAGCGGCCTTCAGCTTGGAAAGAATGCTAGCCATTTATTTGTGGCGTGGTGGCATAACTCTAGCAACAAAAAAGCCCTCGGATCTCACACCGAAGGCCCAGAAACCACACCAGGGACTCAACCCCGCTACAGCCTATCAGCTGGAAGACCGCAGATCGAAGGTGACATTACCGGCAGGGCGGAAGGTGATGTCCACCATCTGCGGGTCGTCGGGGTTCACGCTGCGGCCGGCGCTCAGCAGCACGGCATCCATGCTGATCGAGCGGCTCCAGCACCTCCGTTGCCTGCTTGTCGGTGTACAGCTTGAAGCCACAGCCGACCTGCTGACGCTGCAGCACGTCTTCCATCATCCGGTTCGAGAGTGCGCTGTCCTCGTTGGTGACGTACACCGAGCAGGAGCCGGAGCCATCAGCAAAGCCGACGATGTACTGCCGGAACGGTGCAAACTGGCCGGGTTCCACGCCGATGGTGGTCACATCCAGTTCGGACCGTGTGATCTCAAACGACCACGACCGCACCTGACCGACGACGGCATAGTCTGCGTAGTACTACCTCAGACTCGTTGGGTGCCACGGCTGTGCCGACGGTCGTCAGGTCGAGCGCAGTGCCGCCAGCTGAAGTAGCCACCTGCAGCGCACCCGTGGCCGCGGTGTAGCTGATGACGTAGTACGTCGTGGCAGCGCTCAGCGGTGCAGGCAGCGTGCCGGTGCCAGTGCCGCCGGTCTGCATGTTGACCACACGGAACTTCACCGGGTCGCTGACGCGCAGACCCAAGTACGGTTCAACGGTAATCGTGTCGCTGGTGGTGTTGACGCCAGCGGTTCCGAAGCGTTCCGGTGGTACCCTGCGGGCTTGTAGTACAGAGCGCCCTCCGTACCACCTACAGTACGTGACGGCCATGGTTGATACAGTGGCTTTCCCTGCAGTCTACTGATACGCCTCAAATGGAATGATCACCTGCGTTTGGTAGTACGCCTCAGGCGATGCAGGCAGTACCTGTGATGGGCCATTGCCAGCCTGGAAGATGATGCCGCCAGTATTGACGCGGCTGAATAGTGCCTTGATGCGTGCGGCGATGTCGAATGCAACAGCAGCGCCGGCACCGATCGGTGCATAGATGTTGATGACCAGCACACCATTTTGGCGGTTGAAGCTAGCCATTGTGGCGTAGGCATCATCACCAAACCGCAGCGCTACATCAAGCCATGGGCTGTTGTTTGGTGGGTTGAATGGTGCATTACCCCAATGCACCGGATACGGCGGAGCATTGGCCATCTCAGCCGCAATGCGCTGCTCGATTGTGGCGCGGATGTCGTTGGCGGTCATGACTCTCGATTGATGCGCTCAGCTGCATCCCTGACGCGCGTGCGGATGTCGTTGGCGATGTTGTCGATCCAGCCGGCTGGGGCCTGGGTGCTTCCACCTTGGCCCTTGATGCCATCCGCCAGCTTCTTCGCGTACGGCAGGTTGTTATGCACGCTGTATAGGTTGCCGAGGCGTTCTTGCTGGTAGCCGACGCGCATGATCGACGGCGCCGAGGGTAGCTTCCCTCTGGTGCCGGTGTGCTTGATGCGCTGTTTTCGCCCACCTGCCAGCTCATCCGAAAGCGGCCGGTATCAACAGGGCTGGCCTGCTTCAACATGCCATCGGTCTCCAGCTACCGCGGCACGCAGCAGCTTCTCTGACTGCCGCCAGGCGTAGTCACCGATCTCGCTCACCTTGATCGTGATCGCCATCAATCCCTCAGCAGCAGCTCATAGGTGATCAGGGTGTTGTCTTGCTCCACGGTCCGCACCTCAACCACCTGCAGGCTGCGGCCGCTGATGATCACGCGATCAGCAGTGGTCGGTGCTGTCGCCACCGCAGCAGCAGCGATCAGCAGCGCCGCTTGTCACCCGCCTGCACGAGGTCTCCGATCTCACGCCGCGTCACATCCTGCAGCACACCTTGCAGGGTGCATCCACCACCGTCTCACCCGATCGGCCGGTTTCGACGTTGTGCGTGCCAGGCGTGATGCGCCGCAGGGTGACGGCACCGCCGAACTTATCGACCAGCTTTCCGGCGACCTTACCGAGGAAGATGCGAGGCTCATACCTTGTACGCCACGACCTTGCCGGAGGCGAGCGTAACGCTCGTGAACAGGCCCCGAATGCTGTTACCCGACAGCCGAGGGGAACACTGGTGAATGCGTTGCCGGTGGCGTTCGGTATCACCGCTGATGCGATCACTGTTGCTTCTAGTGCCGTCAGCTCATGGAAGCGGCCGGTATGGGCTGCAGTGTCGCTGATGTACTCAAAACCCGATCGCGTAGTCACGGTCCATTTCAGCCCTGCGGATCGCAATGTTGCCAGGTCCGCTCAGTCTAAGCCCAGTCAGATAGCGCTCCACCATCGGCGGGATCTTGTCAGCGCCAACCGCGCCTGATGTGTTGGTCGTGACGCTGATTGAGCCAATACTGACCGACTTGTAGTCTTCCAGGCCGCTCAGGCTGATGCCGTCGGTGTTGTTGTTGAGGTACACCGCAAGCTCAACCTGTGCGCGCTTCACCTGATCAGGATTTCTTCATCGGTGAAGTAATCAGTGGTGATCCTGAACGGGAACCCAACTGCATAGGTGTTGATGTAAGTGTCCAGGCTTGCGCACGCCTGCACGGCCACTGCATCGCCTGATCATCATTCGATCGAGCGCCAAGGAACCGCTCGCGATCGAGGCGTTGCGCAGCGCTGACCAGTGCGCGATTCTTCGCGTCAGTGGTAGCGGTGCCCCATGCTGTCACATCAGCACTGAGCACCATGCCGTCGATCATCGACTGCGCATCAGCCAGGCTCAGATGGGAGTTGGCGTTGACGCCCCTACCGTTGCGTCGATCACTACGGCCATTGGCCTGTTCCTCTACTGCATCAAGGCTAGGTTGCGGCTCTGCCGTGGCAGAGGCTGCCGCCAAAGCAGCAGCCTCACGCTCACGCATTCGCCGGAAGGCGAACATGCCCATCAGGCAACAGCAGCGGCGGTAGAACCCAGGCCGTACAGGGTGACTGCCTCAGAGCCGGCGGTCACATTGGTGACGTAGCCGAGGAAGATCTTCGAGGCGTTCTGTGCGACGGTGGCGACACCGGAGACGGTGACACCAGAGCCGCCGGCCATGGTGATCGTGAAAGCACCGGCGCTGGCATTCGGCACCACCACCATAAAAGTGGTGCCCACCTTGCAGTCACCACCGATGGCGGCCTCGATGGCAGCAGCGGTGGCGGTGGTGCAGGTGGCGGCAGCAGTCGGAACGCCACGGATGATGACGTTGAAACTGTTGTCGGTGCTGAGGGTTGCGGTAGCAGGCGTGGGAGCCGCCAGGCTTCATGAATGCTGGCAGCAGCGGGGCGGGAATACCGCCCAGATCAAAGATAGGAAGCCATCGTTAGGTGCCTCAGTAGTTGGGAGGTGACAGTACGCCGCGCACGATGCCGAGGCTCTTCACCTCATACACCCGCGTCCAGTTGCTGACGGTAGACAGCTGCGCTTCCGAGTAACCACAGGGCCGCCCCAGCGTGCACCAACAGGGTGGTAGCAGTAGTGAAGGTCGATGCTCATTGCATCCTCCCTTGGCCAGGATGTCGCGGTCCACTTCAGTTCGCAGTGCAGCTTGTTCGCCGCTGGCGATAGCGCTCTTGCGTGAAGAAGGGATTCGGATAATTAGTGCTGGTCGGCACAAGATCATCCGAAACGATCACCCGCATACCCATGTAGGTAGGCACGGTCACTTCACCCGTGTAGGCGTTGACGATGCTTCCACCAGCGTTGACGGTGCTGGCACCGCTGGCAGCAGTAGCGAGACGGGCCTCGAAAGCAGGACATACTCAATCGCCTCAGCCTCACCAAGTCGTAGTAGATGGCGCTATGGCACGGGGCGAAGTGCCACCGTCCTGATCCTTGATCACCCAGCAGGCTGCGTGCCTTGGCACTGGCGTGGGCCGAGGGTGGTCATGCCGCTAGTATCAAAAACGCAGCGCCGGAAATGCCGGGCTGTCGCCGCTTAAAGGGCACTCTACCACAACCCTGTACGGTGGCGATCAGATCCTTCGGCGTTGGCTGGGCCGTACGTAATCACACCTGGCGCCGATGGCGGCCATGGGGATCCGAACCAGCCGCAAGCGCAAAGATCACGCGAAGGGTTCATGCATCACCGCGATGCACGATCACGCTCGACCGCTTATCAGCCTGGATCTTCTTCGAACCAAGCTGGTGCGAATGGTCAGGTTCTGGAAGTCGCCGCTGAGGTTAGCCCTTCCAGTGCGGCACCTGAATGGTGTCGCCTTCGGTAGCGTTCAGCTCCGCCATGGGCTGCATCACGCCGGATGCCAGGTTGGCATCGCGAAGGGTGGGATTGCTCGATGACGTACGGGCAAAGATCTCAGGATAATGACGTCTGAGCGTGTGGTTGCCGCTCTCCTGTTGTTGGGTTTGCAGCGGGGCGCAGCCCTCTAGGTATCACCCGCGCAGCCGGTAGTGATCACACTTTAGCAGCGGCTGCTTTCAGGCTGATCGTGAGCAGCTCTCGATCGGTGCCGATACAGCCTGGCCTCGTTCGGTCCAGGTTGTGGAGGTTTCGCGCGCAAATGGATTCTTGATGCCAGGCGGCAGGCCGCTGGCGCCACTGCCTGATGGTGCACCGCTGCCCTGCGGCTTGGGTTGCTTCTGCATCCATGCCGGCAGCGTCCGCGCCCACTCGGCAACAGGTGTGCGCTGGTAGCCGTCAACAACAACGACGGTGCCATCAGCTTCGCGCCTCGATCTTGTCGCTGCTCAGCTTGGTCTTCAGCACCAAGTCCGGATCATGCACAAGGTCAGCCAGTGCGGAGACTGCAGGCGCCACCAGTTCCAGCTCACGCACGCGTGCTTCGAGCTCGCTGATGCGCTGGTCCTTCTGCGCCGCCGCCTCACGGAACTGCTGCTCCAGAGCTTGCCGGGCTTCGGCGTAATTGCCCTGTGCTTCGAGCTGCTGCTGTTCGGCCTTGCGCTTGAAGTCGAGCAGTTCATCAACATCAGCGCCATCGTTCCATGGGCGCTTTGCGCCGCCGCAGCTCAGCGATCAGCTCTTTGTTCTTGGCTTCCAGCGCTTCAATGCTGCGCTGCAGGGCGTCAACATCAGCGGCCGCAGGCTGCTGATTGTTGTCGTCGGACATGAAAACCCGCAGGGTTGCTATTGCCCGTCTAGCTTACTTGCGCTTTTAGCCTTACCGGCTTCACTCAGCGCGATTGCTATTGCCTGCTTGCGGCTTTGGACTTTTGGACCCTTGCCGGGGCCTGGCTTGCCGGTCTGGAGCGTGCCGCGCTTGTACTCGCCCATCACCTTCGCCACCTTGTCCTTCCTCTTGGCCATGCTCGCGCCACTCGGTAACGTCGCTAGTCAGGTTAGAGCCGTCGGGATGCTGCCAGCCTCGATCGGTGAACACCGCCGGCACCCATGCTTCACCGATCAACATCCTCCACTACATCCGATCGGATGCCAGCAGGGGTAAAGTGCCGCAGTCCAGGAACCTCTACCACCATGCACCTGCCCGTTGAGAATCTTGATGGCTTCAGCGTACGCCAGCTTCGTGGAGCTGGTGAGCAGCATCCCTGACGTTGACGACGACGGCAATGAGGTTGATCGTCTACGTCACCGCCGGGAATCTCTTTGCCTCACCACTGACGAATGCGCAGCTTGATGATGCAGGCGATCTGGTGCTGACCCGCCTGCATCACCGTGAGCTGATGGAGGATCTTGAGACCTGGGGGGATTACGCCTTGGATTGATCAGCGCTTTGGCGCGGGGCTTGTACTTGCCCCGTGATTTTTCCATCTTCGTCACCTTGGCCTGTGCAGCCTTGTAAGCCTTCACGCTGCCACGAATGCTGGCTGCACCGGCATCGCCGCTTGCACCAGCGCCTCTTCGGTGCTAGTACGGCCAGCCGGCCGCCATCTTGGGCTTGCTGCCGTGCGCGCGCATGTTGCTGCCTGCAAGCAGCCTGCCTTGTTCGGCGCAGCCTTGCTCATCTTGGCTGGTTTAACCTTGGCGGCCTTAGCCAGGAGGATGCTTTTGTTCCCTGTAGCCGTAGCCGCGTACTGCGCCAAGGGGTACGATCACACGCTGCTTTTGGCGACAGTGCCCCTGACGGCGGACGTACCGGGCCTGCCCTGCCCAGCCTTGGGCCTTTGCCCCTGCCCTTGGCGCCACCTCCACCCCACCGCCTCCACTGAAGCGGCCGCGTGAATCGCGGGAGTAGGTGCGGGCCATGGCTCAGGGGATCATTGGTCTCATTCTAATTTTCCGTACCTCGCCCTTAGCTGCGCCAGCGATACCTCTGAGCCATCCTCTCGCACCAGCTTCGCTATAGCGGCCTCAGGGCCGTGCTTCTCAGCCAGCCGGCGGAGGTACTGGCGCCTTGTTGCCTAGCACCTTCTGCTGCTCTGCCGGGCGATCGTATAACCACTTGCCGTAGGTGGTGTCAGCCGGCACCGGGCCGTCCTTGCTGGCGCGTTTCGCCACCTTGCTGGGTCCGAGAAGGCTGTCATCGATCACGGCAACGATCGTTGAACGGCAGCCGAAGTGCTGCGGTGGCTTGGGGCCACGGCCGTAGGGGAACTCTCGCCCATCCAGCGCCCTGACAGATCGCGCTGGTGCGGCTGTCGAGCGTGGCCACGCATCCCGTAGCGGCTGGTGATGTCAGGGTTCGCTTCATACGTCTGCATGGCCGCGGCATTGGCCACCTGGTTGATGCTGGTGCGCACGAGCGTCATCACCTGGTGGTTGGCGGCAGTGCGTGAGCTCACCGCCGGCTGCGATGGTCTCACGCACTGAGCGGCCAACCGCCCTCAGCTGCCCCTGCGACAGCGGCCCCGTGTCCCCGAACTGCAGCTTGCCCACAAGCCGCTTCGCGATTGCCGGCGTGGTTTCGCCGGTGAGAAGGCCATTGCGAACCACCTGGCTGAACTGCTCAGCCTGCGCTTCAGCGATGCCGCGAAATGCCTTCTCGACCACGGCGCCATTCGGCAGCGTGATCATGGCGCCCTGCGTGGCGGTAAGGCTGAACGTCGCTCCAGCGTTCGCCGGTGCGCCATAGACAGTCTTGAACAGGTCGTCGCTCAGCACCACCGCGTTGAGCTGCGTCGGGTCGGTTGTAACAACCGCCTGCGCGAACTGGGGCGAAATCTCGACGGTGTTCACCGCTGATCGAGCACCGGGCGGTAGTGCCTTACGCAGCTGCTCGGCCACGAACTGAGACTGCAGCTCCGCAATACCCTGCAGCTCGATCGCGGTGCTCATCGGTGCTGTCGCCCGCCCATGTGTTGAGGCTGGCCTTCAGCTGCGCCAGGATCGCCCGCAGCCGTGCTGCCTTCATCGGTGCTGCTGCCTCATCGATGCCCTGCAGTTGCCGCACTGCATCGAGGATGATCTGGTTGTACGCCACGATCAACCGTCGCGCTACGCCGGTGCTGTAGCGGTTCAGGTCGATTGCATTGCGGAACAGCTCAGACGGTACGGTCACGACAGGATGCCTAGCTCCTCAGGTTGATACGGCGAGCGGATGCTTACGTTAGCGCCTCGTGCGATGCTGGTTCCGACGATATGAGCGAATGCTTCCATAAGCAGTCTCATCATCATCCAACAGCACTAGCTCGTTGAACACAATCCGGCTTTCCGTTGGTGTACCAGCTGACGCGGATAATGGCCAGGATGTGATCAGGCAGCGCCGTATGGATGTGATAGTCAAGCAACGGGCGGCGGCTGGGTGTCTGCATTGCGATCAAGCGATCCATCAGCCATTCCAAGCCAGCAGCAGCGGTTGCTTCAAGCTCCGCTTCAACGTCGAAATCATCGCCGAGCACCCGCCATCAAGCTAGGCGTTGAAGGGTCTCTGCGTGATGGCGCCGGCGGTGTAGAGAGCAAGCAGTGCGCTGATCTCATCCGGCTGCAGGATGCCGCCGACGAAATCACGGTTGATCATGCAGCTGCCGGCCGCTTCCGTTTGCGCCGAGGGTCACGACGCAAGAAAGCGCAGGCAGTTGTCGATCGCATCTTGCATGTCCCGCGATCCTCGCACCGTGGTGTCGCCCTGGCTGCGGTCGAGGCCGCTTCGCCTCGGCGGTCTCGGCGCTGAGCTTCTGCCCCAGCAGCATTGGCCGGGACAGGCCAAGCTCATTGATCTGAGCTGCTAGCTGCTCCAGCCGCTTGAACTGGTACCGTGCCAGTGCCACCGGGTTCGATGCGTACTCAGCCCTGCCTTCAGCCGGGAATGCCACCGCCTCACCGGGGCCGGCTGATACCTCCTCGGCGCTGGAGGGAAGCCGTAGGAAGCCAGCAGCGGCACCGCGCTGATGCGCGGCTGATTGTCGAGATCGCTCTGCACCTGGTACGACTTCAGGTTGAGGTCTGCGATGTCGCGCATCGGTGGCCTGGATTCCAGCAGCCCCACGCGGCCGGTGTACGCCACGCTGAATGGGATCTCGCTGAGGCTGGTCGTGCCTTCATCGACCAGCTCATAGTCCTTCTTCTCATCCTGCCGCCAGAGCTGATATGCGCCGGGCGTCAACACCGCACCTGATCCAACCGTGCGCTCGCCGTAGTCGCCATCTGGAACAGTGGTGGTCTCCGCCAGCCGCAGTTGGGTGAGCACCGGCTTTCCGTCTTGCTTCTCAGTGCGCCATCCGAGGATTTGGCGTGGTGTGTACGTGCACCAGTACGGCAGCCGCCATCGGTAGGTGCATCAACGAGCACGCCGACATGGCCGTAGCGAACAGCGACGCGGGCGGTTTCGTACGGTCCAGACGTTCAAGTCGTTGCCCCTGTGGTCAGCGTCGAACAGGTGCTCCCTGATGGTGTCGCTCGTGTCGATCAACCGCACCGGCTTGCGCGTCAACATGCCCGCCAGCAGGCGTTCAGCCGCTGGTAGTACGGCGGGCATGTGGACGCATCAAGCGGTTGTCGTACGACTCATCCGCCTCGCGTGGCTCCTGCGGGAGGTACTTCCGGTGACGTTTGCGCATCTGCGCAGTGCCGCCCAGTAGGTCTTCGATCAGGATCCAGTATTCCTCCTGCGCGAACCACGCCTGAGACGGATCCTGAACGCGGGTAACAGTCCGCTGCTGCAGTGGGCGTTGGTTATAGCTGGAGTAGGTCACGCCGGGCGGCTCCAGAACAGTGCGGACGGTGCCGTCGCAGGCTTCGACGGCGATCACCTTACGCAGCTGGGGTCACACCCTGCTGCGGCTTCAGGCGGGGGCTGGTGGTGGTGGTGGTCATGGCTTGCGTGGCTTCCGTGGTTTCCTGCGCTTCGGCGGTGGGCCCTGCGTATTCCGCAGGCCGGGGTCTGATGTTCGACTTCGCCGCTTTGGCCTTGCCCTTACCCGTGAAGGCTACCTGGTTTGCATAGATCTCCTGCGCACGCTTGCCGGCCTTACTGCCGCGTGCTGCTGCATCAGCAGCGCGGGCCATACGGCGCTTCATCGCCTTCATGCCCATCCGGCTGCCGATGACGCCCATCTCCATTCGAGCGATGTCACCCTGCCATCCCTTCTCGCCGCGGTGGTGATTGCTTCAGCGTTTGATCGCTGCAGCTTGTTCTGCATTACCGAGATCGAGATACTGCTTTCTTGATCTTCGGCTGCGATTCCTTCAGCTTCTTATCCATATCGTTGATCTTGCGGTCAACCTGCCGTTCCAGTTGATCGAGCCTTGCGCCTGGCGTCTTGGGGTTGAACTCCCTGATCGCATTGGCGCGCGTGACCAACGGTGCACGCCTCGGGCGCTTGGTGCTGCTGATCTTGTTCGCGGGCTCCAGGCGCTTCAGCCCCGGTCCGGCGGATGCTGCTGGCCGGCGCTGCAGGCTTGGCCTTGCCTGGCCTGAACCGGCCGGCGGGGCCTTCGCAGCCGGTGCGGCTGGCTGCTTTCGCGGCCTTGAGCTCGTTGCTGCCCTGAGTCACAGCACCGCGTTGCGCGGCAGATGGTGCATCAACCAGCTTGGCCCGGCTGCGCTTCAGGCCGATCGCGCAGCAAGCGTGCCCTTGCCCTTGGTGGCACCACCGCCACTGCTGCCGCCTCCACCGGCGAACCGCCCTCGGCTATCGCGTTTGTAGGTGCGTGCCATGGCGGCCGGTGCTGCTGCTGCTGCGTAATACGAGTCGACGCCCGTGCCCCTGCCAGCTCCCGCGTGCAGTGGGTTGAACTCTCACGCCAGACCACATACCCCGAGTGCGTCGTTCGGGTGATCAAAGCCGGCTTCCTTGTCCGGCTCGCCCTTCTCGGTCCAGCACCTGCAGCTCCAGGCATTCGATCAGCCGCCGGCAGGATGCTGTGCACCTTCAGACGCACCTCACCCTTTCCGTTTTCGAGCAGCGCCTGCACCGCAGCGACGCGATCACGCACCGGAGGGTTGCGCGTGGCGACTGGTTCGAGATGCCGTAGCCCTCCAAGATCTGGATGTCGGTCTGCGTGGCGTTGGTTGACCTGTTGCCACCGCTGGCGTCGGGGTAGCCGTACAGCCGCCGGCCGGGGTAGCGCCTGCGGAGCTCCTGCCCTAGGGCGTCGGTGTCATGAGCGCCGGTGACGTCATCAATGACCAGCGGCTCACGGCCGAGCCTGATGCCGACCACGGCGGTCATGTTGCCCACGTTGAAGTCAACGCCGACCCGCAGCGGTTCATCGTCGATGCCATCGGGCAGCTCGCTGATCACATGCTTGGCGCGATCGAACCTGTCGTACACCGTGCCGGTTGTGAGGTTGACAAACTCCCCATCGAGGTACGCCCGCAGCAGGTTCGGGTCGTAGTTCGCCTGTAGCCGGTCGATGAAATCAGTCGGTAGGTGCGGATTGTCAACGGTGCGCATCTTGATCAGCCGGCGATCGTCGCGGCCCTTGGCGTCATCGCTGGCAAAGGTGCTCCACGGCCAGCGGTAGCCCTCGGGTGTGCTTGCTGCAGCGAACTGCCGCACGTTGCCCGATCGCAGGCGGCCGAGGATCTTCGGGAGGCGCGGTTGGCGATGGCGGTGCTCACGCGTGTCTATTTCATCAGCAAGAACCCACGCAAGGTTCAGATCCGATGATCCGCGTCCAGTTCTCGAAGCTGCGGCACAGGATCTTGGTGTCGCCGCCGGTGAGATGCAGCGTGTACTCAGGCAGCGGTGACGCCCGGAAGGTGTACGGCACGCCGTAGCCCTCAAGGAAGTCATCAAAGTCGTTCTGCCAGATGTCACGAATCAGCGGGCCGGTGGGCTCCATGACGCATCCAATGAAGCCCTGATTAGCGCAGGCCAGTGCTACTGCCTTGGCGCACAGTGCCCGCGTCTTGCCAGCGCCATAGCCAGCGCTGATGCCGAGGATCTCGGTGGTGTCATCCACGAAATCAAGCTGTCCAGGGTGCAGATCAGCCCTGATCGCAGCAAGCGTTTCGGGTGCGTTGAACACTGCGCGGCCGCTGCTGCGCTCTAGCTCCAGCGCAGCAAGCCGTGCGGTGATCGGGTTACTCAGTCTCAAGCAGCTTCTCGCCGGTGCGTGCGCTGATCTGCAGCAGCACCGCACGCTCCTGCTCTGGTGTCAGCCCTGCGGCTTGAAGGCCAGCAACAGCAGCTTGCACGCCATCACTGAATGCACGAGTCACGGCGGCATTGTCTGAATAGTGCCTGCGATATGCAGGCGCATGTGTCAGCAACCATTGCGCGTCTCGTGTATCACCATTGTCTGCAGCTTCAGCGATCTTGCTAACTAAACGAAGGCCACCTGCAGCGCGGCGCTTCGTTGACAGCCTCGAAAAGTTGGATTTCGAGATCAGTGGGGTTGTTGTTCTCTCGACGCTCTTTAGCCACTTGTTGAGCGCGTCATAACTAACCCCAACTGCCGGCGCAATGTGCTCAGGAGGTGCGCCGTACTCGCAGAGGAAGCGCACCCTTTTGATCACTTCTGCGTTCAGCTTGTAGTGCCGACGCGCCGGTTTCACTCTCGCACCTGTACTGGCATGACCAGATAAGTTACATCCATCTTAGCGCCTGTCAAGACCACGGGCGTGGTTGGGCTGTTGCCGGCGATGGTGACGGTTTCGCAGTCGCGGTAGATACGCAGCCCATCGAGCAGGTAGCGCACGTTGAACGCCCACTTGGCGTCGGGGCCATCGCATAGCAGGCGCTCGCAGCCGTTGCGGCCGTCGGCGTCAGCGGTGATGACCAGCTCGCCGTCGGTGACGGTGAGCTTGACGACGCTGTTGTGGGCCTCGGCGACGACAGCGACGCGCTCCAGCGCACGGGTGAGGCGGTGACGATCGCAGGTGATGCGTGCCTCGAAGGTTGCAGGCACCAGCTTCGCCACATCGGGGTAGGTGCCATCGAGGATGCGGCTGTGGATGGTGCAGTCGGGCGAGGCAGATGGCAGCGTGGCCGCCTTCAACGCTGATCACGGCCGGCTGATCACCGATCAGCTTCACCGTAGCCGCCGGAAGTGTCACAGCAACGCCTGCGGCGCCCTTGGAGGGGCCAGCGGAGCATCCGATGGCCATCAGTGGCGCAGACGTGCCTGTCGGCCACGCGAACGCCCGTGAGGATGGCTTTAGCGCCATCGGTGCTGGCGATGGCCACGGCGGCCTTTGCAGCGGCTCCTAGGTCCAGCTGCTGACCTTTGGCGGTGATGGCAGGCAGATCGGGGAAGTCTTCAGCCGGCTGCGGCGGCAGGTGGGTAGGTGCTGCCAGCGGCGATGAGTGTGCCGTCTGCGCTCGATGGCTGATGGCGTCGCCGTCGTCGGAGCGGTCGATGATCTCGCGCAACATCTGCGCCGGGAGACAGATCGAACCCTCGGTGTCAACAGCAGCGACGCACGATGCGGTGATGCCGATCTCCAGGTTGTAGGTGCTGAGCGGTGAGCTTGCCCGGTGCAGCGAGCAGCAGCACGCAGCCGAGGATCGGATGAGCAGCACCCCTGCCAACGGCTGGTGCAACGGTGCGCAGCAGCTGGGAGAGGTCGGCTTGCGAAGCGGTGAGCTTCATCGGTGGTTGAGTGCGGTGGGTGCGGCCGCATCGTACGACGCTGCGACGCGACTGATGACAAATGCGGTGAGGGTTTCGATGTGCGCGCGGTTGAGATCACCACGCATGAATGCACTAGGCATCAGACACCAGCCGGTGATAGGCATCAGTCGATAACACCAGCTTCGGGCTGACGGCGCGATCACGCACCAGCGCTGAACGCGACAGGCCAGCGGCAGCAGCGGCGGCATCGAGCGCCGCCAGCTCAGCGGCGGTGAAGCGGATCTTGGTCTCTTGAAGGGCCATGGGACGAAGCGGACGCGAAAACGCAGTCAGGGACTAGAGGCGGACGCAAGCGGACGCAAGGCGGACGCAAAAAGCCTTGCAAACACTAGGCGGACGCAAAACCCCCAAAAACCTATTTCCCCTAGTACGCGTATGGCACCCCTTACCCCCCCTTGTGTGCCTGTTCCTTTCTGCGTATTAGTTACCCCCATTTGCGTCCGCCAAAGGAAAAGTGAGTGATAGCAAGGGGTTTTGCGTCCGCCTTTGCGTCCGCCAAGGGTGGTAGCGGACGCAAGTTGCGTCCGCCAACTGCCTCACCATGAGTCCAACCTGACACCCGCGAGCATTCGATCACGGGTCTTGCCGGTCCTGGCGGACGCAAGTTTTGGGAACACAGACCGCAGCGCCGGCACCAGCAACCGGGGCGCCTTAACCGTCCGATCGTTCGGCGGGTCGATCAGCCAGCGGTCGCGATCATCGAGGTAGCCCTCCTCTCGATACCACTTCTGCAGCGCTTCCCATACCCTGCCGACCGATACGGTGCCGGCTTCATCAGCGCGTAATCCGACCGCATCACAGAACTCCCAGAGGTGGCAGCTGTGGCGGCGAACGTCCTCCATCGCCTGGCGGCCGGTGCTGTAGTCGATGCCTTCATTGATGGCCATCACCAACCCTTCCAGCAGCCAATTCAGGAACGCGGGGCAGATCTGGTTGCGGATGAAGTCGATGTCATCCTTTAGGCGTGGATCGGCTTGGATGTGGTTGGGTTCAGTAGGTGTTGCCATGAAGGTTTTACTGAACTTGAACACATGAAACCGGGTCTCGATTGCTACCTGATCACCAGACAGCGACGGATCCTTGTTCAGGTTGAACGCAAACAGCGATGAAGGCGTGAACTGCTGCTCCTGCACGCCTTTGAGCTCGTAGGACAACTCCTCGCCACTGATGGCGGTTTTGAGTGACTGAAGGTTGTCGATGTGAACGAATTGGCTGTTCTCTGAGCTCCAGTTGATGGATGCACCGCGCAGGGGCGAGATGGGGAACTTGCGGCCTTGGTCGTATTGGCGAAAGTCGGCGAGGGTGCAGGATGTGAAGTTGCGGCAGCCGAGGGCCTCGCGCAGTGCGGTGCGGATGGTGTCCTTGCCGTTGGAGCCGGCACCGATCATGAGCACAGCGCGGGGGCGGCCGCGTGTGGCGCGGTATTTGGTCAGGTCAAGCCCGCCTACCGAGGATGCGCTGGAGGGTGTCGCGGTCGCCGTTGTCTACGGCTTCCAGCAGGCGCCAGAGGTGCTGCCCGTCGGCGTCGCGGTCGTAGTCGTAGGCGGTGACGTAGGTGTAGGCGCGGTCTGGGCTGTGCGGCTCGAACAGCAGATCCATATGCCGCGCCTGCCAGGACCAGCTGACAACACCGTTGCGGCAGTTGATGGAGTTCGGTGGGTTGACGAGCACCGGCGGAAGGATGCGGCGCATCCACGCGAGGGCTTCATCGACGTAACGCGGCCTGCGCCCATGGGTAGGTGACGTCACCTTCCTTGCCGACGACATGCAGGAGCTGGAGGAAGGTGGCGACGCGTGGCGTGAGCTCCTGGTCTGTCAGTGGCTGGTAGTGGGTGCCGCACCAGGCGTGGAGGATGCCGTCAACGCAGAGCCAGCGCTCGGCGATGGTGTGAAACACGTGCTTGACGCGTCAGATCCAGCCATTCGCGTGGTGCGGGTGCTGTAGAGCTGGAGATTGACCACCTCGCCGGGGTGGTGTCGGCGGCATCGGTGGCGGGGCGGCGGCGCTTGCGTGGTGATGGTGTGGCCGGCTGCCAGCCGTGATGCCGCGCCCAGTACCAGAACGTTCCGGCGGTGATGCGCTCACCACCTGAGGATGCGATCTGCTGGAGGCCCTGCCATTGCGGGCTGTGCTCCTGCATCAGGGCAATGGCTTGATCGGTGTCACCACCGAGGGCTTGGATCAGACCCCAGAAGATGTTGCGATAGATGTGGTAGGTGCCGCTGCCTGGTGTCCGCGGCGGGATGTGCTGCAGGGCATCGCGCACTTCAGCCGGTGAGCGGTCGGTGTGTCTCGGTGTGCGCTTCGGCCTTGGGTTGGTGGTGGTAGAAGTCCTCGGATGGCAGGACGGCTTCGATGGCGGCGATGGAGTAGCGCTGCTCAGAGCCACCAACGATCCGGCATTGCGTGCCGAGTGCGCCGTCGGGTCCGGCGTGATAGGTGCCGGGCAGCCGCATGACGCGGGATGGGTTCTTGAGGCTGCGGTCTGCGTCGGCGTGATCGAGCAGTCGGGTCTGAACGGTGCGCCAGTGGGCGGGCGTGATCGGGTCGGTGAGCACCCAGTAGTTGTGGATCGACTTGCCGCCGGTGGATACCTGAACGGTCGGTTCGGTAGGCCGAGCTCCTGCCAGGCGGTGAGCTGCCAGTCGGTGGGGCGGTTGTCCCATTCGATGAACAGCGCCCGACCGGCGGTGATGTCGGCGTCGGTGTCGCCGCCGTCGTTGATGACGACGTAGACGCCACGACCTTCGGCCTGCCATGCGGTGATGGCTGATTTCGAGGGCCCACCTTTGCGGCCCTTGTCGCCGGGCTTGTCGGGGTGCTTGGCGTGCAGGAAGGCGCGTAGGCGGATGGTGCCGGCCGGCTTGCCGAGCAGTGCGATGAAACGCCGCGCCTCATCGAAGTTGATCTCAGGGCTCATGCGCGCCTCACGACCACCGGCCTGCACTGAGCACTGCGCCAGCATGGCTTCATCAACCAATGGCCGGAGAACGGCCGAACGGGAGATGCCAGCAGAACGCAGAGCGTCCAGCCAGCGCAGCTGATCACGGCGTGAACTGTACTGAGTGCGGATGCGGCAAGGTCCACATGGTTTGAGTCGGCGGGCTTGCACAGGCTGTAGCGGTGGCTGCTACGGTCGAGCAAGCCGGCACGGTCCGGCGTAGCCACCCATGGCCAGTCGATGCCATGCACCTCACCTGCAGTGACTGACAGTCTCGTTCCAGGACTCTGCGCCCGTGACACGCTAGCATCACGGGGTAAATCGCGACTGTGCCGTCACATGGTCACGCCTGTTGATCTCAAACGACCAACGCGAGCTAGTACCAGCCAGCATTCACAGAGCGCAGAAAGTGTCAATCCTGAGCTGTTTGATTGGTTCCAAAATCAAGCGACCTTGTTGATTACTGCTGTTAACGCTGTCTTGCGTCAGCAAATTGGTGCACTCATTACGATTAGGTCAGTGCGGTCAATGGTTCGACTTGTTCAGTGCGCATCACATTATTGAAGCTGCAGCATGGCGGCGAAGATACGCATGAGACAACGTCAGATTATTTGCGCCGAGTGCCATTGACAGCAGTGCACCGAACACGTTTTTGACGCACTCAATACCAAAACCACTACATCCTCGCCATGCACCCATGCCCACCCCCACCCCCGAGGAAGTCCTAGAACGCGCCCACGCCGGCAACGGCTGGTACGACTGGCGCGTTGATGGCGGCACCGTCCGCCTGCGCCGTCACCAGCTGGAACCCGCGCTGGTTAGCGCATGGGATCCCTGATGACCCCAACTGGCCCGTGCAGGTTGAGTCCTGGCTGGAGCCGGACGACGACTACGACGACCACCCCAGCCTTAGCGCCACAGAACGCAACCCTTCCCTTCGATAACGCAATGCCTGAAATCACACTCGAACAAGCGCTGGAGCTTGTTGATTACGTCCTCTGTAAAGACGGCGATTGGCGCGTGTTACATGTCCGAGGCGATGTCGTGCGGCGGCATGTCGGAGTTGCGGCAATGTCGGCGGCGATGTCGGCGGATATGTCTGCGGCAATGTCGGCGGCGGTGTCTACGGCACCATTAGCGGGCGCCCATGGCAGCTGGTCGAAACACCGCTTGAAAAGCTCAAGCGGCTTATTGAAACCGATGCGCCCAAGGATCAGCTGCTAGCAGCTCTTGCAGAACTTGAAACCACGAAGGCTTAGTCATGACCCTCACCCGCAACCACGCCCAACTCACCGCCACCGTGGCGGAACACATCGCCACTGATGCGGTGATCCAAGGCGACTACTGGGACGCCGAGACGCAGCGCGGCTGCTTCATCGGCTGCCTAGCGCACGACAGCAACCCTGCTGCAATCGAGACCGTCTACGGCATCCCGGTGATGCTCACCCGCATCGCTGAGAGCATCTTTGAGGGTCTTCCCGCTGATGAAGCGCGAGCGTTCTTCGCGGCATTCCCCGCTGCGGTTGGCCGCGACGGCAAGGATCTCAGCCGCGTTGGCTGGCGGTTCTTGGCGCAGATACTGCGTGAGCTGCCGCCGCAATTACCCGCCGCGCAAACCGCCACCGACACCGTGATCGCCGGCCTAGACCTGCTGGCAAACGGTCAGCCGTGGCCCAATGCCGCTGCCTATGCTGCTGTCGATGCCGCTGCCGATGCCGCTGCCTGCTGCCGCTGCCGATGCCGCTGCCGATGCCGCTGCCGCTGCCGCTGCCGCTGCCTGCCGCTGCTCGCTGCCGCTGCCGCTGCCGCTGCCGCTGCCGCTGCCGCTGCCGCTGCCGCTGCTGCTGCCGCTGCCGCTGCCGCTGCCGCTGCCGCTGCCGATGCCGCTGTCGATGCCGCTGCCCGGCGCCACCAGCGCGACCTGCTGCTCACCCTGATCCGCGAGGCGCAATGAGCCCCTACACCGTCCACGCCGTCTACGAAGACGGCACACCAGCTGCTATCCAGCTGATGGCCCGCAGCGCCGCTGATGCGCTGCTGGTAGCTGCTGAGCTGTTTACAAGACTGCATCCCTGTTTGCGCCGTGCGGGAGGGGGAGTGGTGAGCTGGAACCCTCCCGATCCGTAAGCTGCTTGACCTGCGGCGGCAGCACGGGTGATCAGAAGGCACCTGGATCTGCTGGAGCTTTCCATGGCCGGCCCTGCAGGCACGGTATCAACGCAGAAGCTGATGGAGCGGTGGCAGGTGACGCAATCAGTCGTCAGCCGGCGTGTGACAGCACCGCAAGCCATGGGGGGCTGGTGGATGTAAGCAACGGCCATGGCTTCTATCAGGTGCATTGGACGGTGCTGCGATGACCATCACCCTTCGCCCCTACCAGCAGGAGCTGGTAGATGCCATTCGGCTGCCAACTGGCGCCGCAAACCGGTATGCTTTCAATGCCCGCCACTGTTGGCCCATGCCGTTGACTTGCAAAATTGAAGGCTGCGACAAGCCTCTCAACTCAAACGGCATGTGCGGAATGCACGCGCAGCGGGTGCGCCGCTATGGCGACCCGCATTACGCGTCACGCCAGAGCAGCAGCGTCGGGCCAATAATCGCGCGGCTCAACTGGCTCGATTTGATTCGGTCAAGCCAGATACCTACCGCAAGCGATTCGGGCGTCATGAGCACCGAGTAGGCTGCAGAGCTGCAAACGATTGGGCAGAGCCGCTGTTGCCTGGAGAAATTGTTCATCACATTGACGGCAATAAACACAACAACGATCCGTCAAACCTACAAGTAATGACTCAAGATTTTCATTTTAGAGAGCATCTCTTTGCCTGAATCTGCTCCAATCGAATGGCAAGGGCGTTCAATGTACCCAAAAGAATGGGCAAAAGCAGTTTGGCATAAGCGCCAACCGTTTTCGCGGTCGCAGGCGCGCAGGATGGTCAATGGAGCGCATTGCCTCAACGCCTGTCCGCAAATGGAGCAAAGCAAATGCCTAGCTTGCGCCCATATCAGCAATCAATGGTAAATGATACCTGCGATTGCAATATCAACTTGGCAAAGAATCAGTTTGTGCGTCCTTAACGCTTACTGGCGGTGAAAAGCATAATTTTCTCCCCACATCGCTGAAGCGCCAGCCGCAAGGGCAGCCGCGTGCTGATCTTGGTGCACCGGGCTGAACTGCTCGATCGATGGCGCTGCAGCTACCATTCACCAGCGATTTGATCGCTGCTGGCCGCGCACGGTGGACCTGACCATGCGGTGCAGGTGGCATCAGTGCAGACGAGTGGCGCGGCGGCTGCACCTGCTGCCGCGTGACTACTTCAGCTGCTGGTGGTTGACGAGGCGCACCACACCAGCGCTGGCACGTGGGCGAAGGTGATCGCCCACTTCTCCACCGCCCGCCTGCTGGGTGTGACGGCAACACCGATCAGGAGCGATGGCCGCAGCCTGGAGCGGCACTACCGGACCATGGTGCAGGGCCCCTCGGCGCAGTGGTTGACCGACAACGGCTATCTGGCGCGTGCACGGGTGCTGGCGCCGCCTGGGTTGGTGCGAGCGGGCTGCGAGCGGATGGGCGACTTCGACCCGAAGCAGGCTGAGGATCGTGTGCGCAGCATCCACGGCGACTGCGTGAGCCACTACCGGCAGCACCTCCATGGCCAGACGGCGATCGCGTTCTGCTGCTCGATCGCGCACGCTGAGGCCGTAGCGGCTGCCTTCATGCAGTCCGGCATCAGCGCCGCCAGCATCGACGGCACGCATGGACACCAGCGGCCGCCGCCACCTGTTGGAGCAGCTGGGTGCAGGGCGGATCAAGGTACTGACCAGCTGTGCGCTGATCGGTGAGGGCGTGGACGTGCCGAGCGTCGGAGGTTGTCTGCTGCTGCGACCCACCGCATCGGCAGGGCACCTGCAGATGATCGGCCGTTGCCTCGAGGCCATCGCCCGGCAAGGCTGCTGCCGTGGTGCTCGATCACGTCGGCAACTGCCTGCAGCCGGCCACCACGAGGAACGCGACTGGAGCCTGGATGGCACACCCAAGCGCGATCGGGAGAAGGCGCCATCGGTGAAGGTCTGCCCGGTGTGCTTTGCGGCCAGCCCGGCCGGTGCTCAGTTCTGCGTTGAGTGCCGGCACCAATTCCGCGCTGAGGCGCGTGAGCTGAAACGTAGACGGTGAGCTGGTGGAGCTGGCAGCACGCCAGCGCAAGCGTGAGCAGAGGCGGCGCCCAGTCCCTCGACGACCTACGCCAGCTGGCGCGGCGGCGTGGGTACAAGAGGGGTTGGGCGGAACGGGTGTATGAGGCCCGGCTAGCGAGGCGGCATGGGATCTGAGCAGCAAATCCAGCACATCCGCCTGCGGTGCAGCACCGGCCCGGTGCGGCTGTTCCGCAACAACACCGGCACGCTGCGGCGACCAGCCACGGCCGGCCGGTGACAGTTCGGCCTGGCCAAGGGCAGCGCTGACCTGATCGGCTGGACCACGCGCGATCACCGCCGACATGGTGGGGCGGCAGGTGGCGGTGTTCACCAGCCTGGAGGTGAAGGCCGAGCGCGGCCGCGTCAGCCCCGAGCAGCGGCAGTGGCTGGAAGCGGTGCAGGCCGCCGGTGGCATTGCTGGCGTGGTGCGGTCTGTGGAGGATGCCCAGGCACTGTTGACAGGCGCTGACCATGTTGCTATTGTTTCTGCATCGGGCCGAGGGCTCGACACCACCACCCAGGAGAGCACGTGACCATTGCCGCCACCACCAGCACGCCAACTACCGTTGACCATTCATGGGCCCACGACGCTGCAGCCTGCGCATTAAATCGCGCTGACATTGCTGCTGATGCCTGCGGTCGTGTCTGGCGCGGTGGATCTATTGGTTATATGGGCGTTCGTCATCCCATGGAAGGATCTTCTCAATCCGACTGGGATCGTTACGAGCGCAGAAATAGATACGACGCTTGCTTTGCAACGGATGAAGCGCTGGTACTACCTCGCCACCACCTGACCCCACGGCCCGCCGGAGCCCATCCGGCACCCACACCACACCACACCACTTGCTGTCATGAGCGACCAATTCCCCGGCCATGTGGCCGGCACCCCATACGAGCTGACTCGCGAGCACTTCGCGAGATTTGTCGCCATGGATCAAGCTATAGGAGTGATTCAAGCCGCCATGGCGGCTGATGCCCATGCGCGGTATCAGGCCGCGCCTGGGCCGAGAGGCGCCTTCTGGGCGGCAATCGCCACCATTTGAAGCGGGCCGGCGGTTCGATCCGCTGGCGGGGTGCTGCCATTCGGATCTGGTTATGGATACCGACGACGGCGCCATGGCATGGCGGTACTGGAGTACCTCAGAGCACCCTGATGGAGGCCTTTGAGCCTCGCTACTACAGCACTGCCGAGTGCGGCGAGCTGCCGCCTCAATCTTCCGGGTGACGATCCCGGCAGAACGGGATCAGCCCGGCCGGTACCACTGGGAGCAGTTGCGCAATGGGGGCACCTACTGCGACTGAGCCCATCCGGCACTGTTGACCAATGCGCAGCATGTTGCTAGTGTTGCGCAGTCACCACCCCACACCACACCGTGACCCACACCATTCAGACCATCGCCACCGCTGACGCCACCACATGGGGCGCCCAGCTGCACCGCACCGCTCGCGCCGTTGCTGCGCTGCTGGTGCTGCTCTACGTGATCGCCGCTGACCTGGCGGTGCTCGCCCTACCGCGCCGGCTACGCACTCGGCCGCGCTGTCCATCAGCTCAACGACCGCCTGGCCGGCATCATGCCGCCGGTGACGCTGCCGCCGGTGCTGCACCCGCTGGCCGCCATGGCCGCCGAGCTGGAGCAACTGACCAGCCGCGAGCTGCAGGCCATGGCCGGCACCCGCCGCCGCACGCGGAAGGCTGAGCTGGTTGCACAGCTGCTGGTGATGGCATGAGCCGCCAGCGTCGCGGCCAGTTCCTTGGTGATCTGGCCGCTTCCGTGTTCTTCATGGCCGTCTTCGCAATGGTCGGCCTGATCTGCATTCCACCCACCACACCACCTGATGACACCAACCGATCAGCACTGGACCTTCCAATGCGCCGTTGAATACGGCGGCAGTTTCTACCGCGCCCTCGGGCACGCCGGCCTGCTGGCTGACGCCAACAACCGCGCCAAGATCTTCGCCGCATGGCCTGACATGGTGACGGTCTACGGCCCCGCAACACAGCTCCACCGCCAGCTGAGGGCGCGATGACCAGCGCTAGCATCTGCGGCTCTTGCCGCTATTGGCAGCGACATCATGCATTGCCGGACGACGGTGCTTGCCACCGCTATGCGCCAAAAGCATGTCAGCTTTCCGACAAAGGTCATGGAAACTTCAGAGATGAAGCATTCATGACCATTTGGCCCTGAAACTCATTTTGATGAATGGTGCGGCGAATGGGAGGCAGTCAAACGATGACCAGCAACGCCGAATACCACGCTGATCCCGCGATCAGCGCCAGCCACTGCACGCGGCTGCGGTTAGCCCGTACCACTACTGGAGCCGCTACCTCAACCCGGACCGTCCGGTGATCGAGCCCACGGCTGCCATGCGGCTCGGGAGTCTTGTTCACTGCGCAGTGCTGGAGCCGGATGAGCTAGCCAAGCGCTACGCCGTCTGCGGGCCGCGCAACACCAAAGCCGGCAAGGAGCAGGCTGCAGAGCTGGAGGCCGCCGGTATCGAGGCCGTGTCAGCCGCTGACATGGCGCTTGCACATGGCCATGGCCGCCAGCGTCCGCAGCCACCCTGCCGCCGCTGCAGCTGCTGCGCACGGGACAGGCCGAGCAGTCCTACTGGTGGGATGACCTGGCAACCGGGCTGCGCTGCAAGTGCCGGCCGGACTGGATGACGGGCGCCACGTTGGTGGATCTCAAGACCACCACGGATGCCAGCCCGCGAGGGTTCGCCAGATCGGTTGCTCAGTACCGCTACCACGTGCAGGCGAATCACTACCTCACCGGCTGCAATGCTGAGCGGTTCCTGTTCGTCGCAGTCGAGAAGACCTACCCGTACGCCTCTGCGGTGTACGAGCTGGACGTCGACGCGATGGTTGACGGTGAGAATGCCCGCCGCAGCAACCTGCAGACGATCGCCGACTGCCAAGCGCTCAACGAATGGCCCGGCTACGGCAGCGGCATCAAACAGCTGAGCCTGCCCAGCTGGGCGCTCAACGACAACCACGCCATCACATCCAATGACTTCTAGTGCTCTTGCGCTCTGGACTCCAGAGCAGACGCAGCTGATCTCAACCACCATCGCGCCGGGCTGCACTGGTGATGAGCTGCGGCTGTTTGCCTACGCCTGCCAGCGGACCGGGTTGGATCCGTTCTCGAAGCAGATCTACGCCATCAAGCGCGGCGGCAAGATGACCATCCAATGCTGGCATCGACGGCCTACGCGCCATCGCTGAACGCACTGGCGAGCTGGATGGCAGCACCACCGAATGGTGCGGCGATGACGGCCAGTGGCAGGACGTGTGGCTGAGCGCCAAGCCACCCGCAGCAGCGAAGACCACCATCTGGCGGAAGGGCTGCAGCCGGTGTTTTACCGGCGTGGCCCGCTTCGCCGACTACAACGCCGGACAGGGCCTGTGGTCGAAGATGCCAGCCGCGATGATCGCCAAGTGCTCGGAAGCACTGGCGCTGCGGAAGGCGTTTCCCGCCAACCTCAGCAGGCGTCTACAGCACCGATGAAATGGCACAGGCTGATGCGGTGCAGCCTGTGACGGTGACGCCCATACCAGCCGGCGACGATCGCGTGTTCCAGGCCGGTAAGGCCGCCATCGCCAAAGCCGGCACCGCTGCTGAGCTCGAAGCGGTGCTGCAGCGTATGGATGCCCGCAAGAACGACCTGAGCGATGAGCAGATGGCGCAGCTTGAGGGCCTGGCCGCAGCACGCGCCGCAGCGCTGGCACCAGCAGCACCGGCTGAAACCGAGGGGGATCCGTTCAATGAGTGACCTCCTGATCCCTGATGACGCGACCATTGCTAAATGGATCGCTGACTGGGGTGGCGAGCGCATTGGTGGGCTGGAGCACTACCTAGCCCGCCGTGGTGCGATCTGGGCGCAGCAGACGCGCCGCCGGTCGCTGCTCGAACGTGCGCGGGATGAGCTCGATACGGTCGGGCTCCACGAAGCGCTTGGCGACTTCAAGCTGACGGCCGTGCGGGAGGTGGTGGAGCTCTATGGATCTGACCACTGACCAGCTGGCGGCGCGGTGGGGCGTCAGCCCCGCCACGATCCGCGGCCACCGCCATCGCGGCACCGGACCGCTTTACATCTCGCAGTCACGGATGGCTAGCCCTCGCGGCACGCCGCTGATACTGTATCCCTTGCATCATGTGCTGGCTTTCGAGGAAGCACATGGCATCACACCAATCCAACCCGCTTGATAACCATGCCTGCATTTAGCGCATCACTGTTCAAGAACGAACGCAAGGAACGCGACAGCCACCCTGATTACACCGGCCCCGGCAGCATCAGCCAAGCTGATTTCATGGCCATCGCTGATGCGATCACCAGCGGCAAGTACAACACCGACGATCGAGGAACATCAAGTTGCGGATTGCCGGATGGCGCAAGAAGTCAAACGGCGGCAAGGATTACATCAGCCTGTCGCTTCCAGGTTGATGACTACCAGGCCGGTAACGGCGGCGGCAGCGGCAACAGCGCTGAGATTCCGTTCTGATGGAATATCTGAACATCGCGGGCCGGCAGCCACTGCTGACGGCAGATGAGGAGATCATCCTCGGCCGCGCTGTTCAGGCGATGCAGGGCCTGCCAAGCGGGCTCCTCGATCGCCAGCAGCGTGGCATCAAGCGCCATGGGATGAAGGCGCGGGAGCGGATGGTGGCCGCAAATATGCGGCTTGTCATGGCTGTCGCGAAGAAGTTTCACCGCCAGGCGCGGCATCTGCAGCTAGAGGATCTACTGCAGGAAGGCACGATCGGACTGGTGCGTGCGGTTGAGAAGTTCGACCCCGAGAGGGGTTACAAGTTCTCGACGTATGCGTTCTGGTGGATTCGGCAGAGCATGGCACGCGCCATCGCGACGTACGACCGCAGCATTCGGCTGCCGCAGCATCAGCACGAGCGGCTGATCAAGCTGAAGGCATGGCTGAGCAAACAGTCTGAGCTTGGTCAGCGTCCGACGCTGGATGAATGCGCAGCATTCCTCGGCACCGACTGCGAAAACGTACGTGATCTGCTGTCGCACGCGCAGGATGCAAGCAGCCTTGATACGCACGTCAGAAGCCACGACAGCGACAGCTCAACGTTGATTGATCTGATCGCTGATGATCGAGATCTGCCGTGGGATGTTGTCGCTAGCGACTACAGCGACGAAATGCAGGTGTTAAAGGCGGTGATACCACAACTACCGGAACGCCATCAGGAGTTCTTGCAGCTGAGGTTAAGCCCCGATTTTTTAGCCGTTCACAACTTGCGGAGCAGCTGGGTATCAGCCGCGAACGAGCGCGGCAACTTGAAAATGCCTGCATCCATCAAATCAAAGTACGCCTGAGGATTGCATGACTGACACCACACCACACCGCGCCACCGCTGAGCAGTGGGCCTGCGTTGAGAGATGGGCCGCGCTGGGAACATCCACTTACTCCAGCCTCCTTCTCGAACTCCGCGCCAGGGTCGAGGCGCTGGAGGGCAGATACGCAACAACAATGGCAGCCTTGATCCAGGCGCAACACGAAAGAAAGGGCCACCTGCATCGGATCGAGGCCCTCGAAGCCGGCGCCACCTGCCCGCACATCGTGAGCAGCGACGAGGGCACCAGCTACTGCGGGTTGGCTGAGCAGCAGGCCACCGACACACCACCGGAGCCCGCGCCTGCTGGGTCGTTGATTGAGGCAGTCCACATCGCCATCGCCACAGCAATGGGTCACGGGCCATCGGAAGCCCGCGCCGCTATTCGCGCCGTGGCGGAGTGGTTGGAGCAGTTTGAGTTTGTTGGTGCAGCCCACGCACTGCATCAGGAGGTGAACCGATGACCACCCCCGAACACCCCATCACCCCACCGCCGGAGCTGGTGCAGCAATGGCGTCGCACTGCGCCGCATCCGTCTAATGAGCGTGAGCACTACCACTTCATTGCCACCTGTGCTGCCCAATGGGGCGCAGACCAAACAACTGGAGGAACAACAGTGACCCAAGCCCTAACCCCAGCCGCTCAGGCAATCTGGGATGCCTATCAGACACGTTGACTGCGACCCTTACCGGGTAGATCCACGCCAACGCCGGCCTCAGCCGCCGCGCTGCGTGCGCTGGCGGATCAGGTGGTGCCGGCCAATGGCAGCCGCAAAAACAACGAGATCCGGCGCCGAGGTCCGCACCATCGCCGCCGAGCTGGAGCGCCTGCAGGAGCTGGAAGGTGGCAATGACTGATCTATCCCCTCCTGCCAAGGCGGTTTTGAAGGCTGCTTACGAGGCAACACGAAATCCAAACTGGCAAACGAACTTTTACAGCAGTTACACTGCTGCCATGCTGCGTGCGCTGGCGGATCAGGTGGTGCCGGAATCGCTTGAGCCGCCTTGCGGCGAAGACTGGCCATGGCCTCCTGCTTACCAACAGATGAGCGATGCCAAATGGGAACAACGCCAGCACACCCGCTCCGAGATCCTCGCCATCGCCGCCGAGCTGGAGGGTGGGCGATGACTAACCCACGCGACCTGATCCAGCGGCTGACTGAGGCCCTGTATAAGGCCGAAGCGGCACTCTCAGACATTGGAGATGCCGAACGTGAACCAGGCGATGACGTGCAATGGTGCGAGGACCGCGCCTCTATTGCGTTGCCGATCACAAGAGTTGCACTCACCGAAGCCCGCGCCTACCTTGCCCAGCTGGGGCCAGATGAACCGGCTGTGCCTGATGGCAGGGAGCCGATCTCTGTCGTTTATGAGCCTAGCGATGCTGAGCTGCTGGAACTGATGCCTGAAGCCATGCGGATGAGTTTTCCTATGCCGCTACGGTCTGCTCTGACGCCACTGGCGGCAAGTCAAGCCCGGCATCTTCCGCGTGCCTCAACCACTCCGCCCTGGCGTACGCCGCACCGTCCTCGCCCGCTGGGGAAGCCGCACGCCTGCACCGATCCCACTCAGCCCCTCGGATCGAATGCCCGGCACCATGCCTGGTGATCTTGACGATGCAGGCCGGTGCTGGCTGTGGTCTGCGCCGGCTGATTCCCTCGGCGTGCCGTCGCACTGGCGCCTGCTGCGGCCTATGCAGTCGGCGTACTGGGATCGGTGGCTGCCGGCCTCGGTGCAGTGCCTGCCGACGGAGGTGGAGTGATGGCAGGTAGTGGCCGGCTCACGCACCTGCACCACCTCACCGCTGCCTGCCCAGCGGACTGCTGACCACACATAACAAATGTACGCTGAAACTCTACCTGACGGAGCCATCCGCGTGTGTGTTGACGGCCGGTGCGGTACGGTCAGCAGCTGGCACCTAGTGGAGCCGAAAATCAATCAACTCAAGAGGCTAAATGAAACGCGAAATGCTACAGCTCAGCCCGCATCAATACGTCGAAACCGGCCGTGACCTCAACGGTCGCTTCTGGATTGCGTATAGCTCAGGCGCCACGATGTTTTTCCGTGAGCGTAACAGACCTGCGGCGGTTCCTGAAGTTACCGGCCACCATTCCAATCCGCGCCAATTTTGACAACTGGGTTGCATCACTCATGGCCGCTGATCAGCAGCGCAGCAGCGCTGCGGGTGATGGCCTGAGCGCTGAACACATGGCAACGGGTTTCGGCCCAGAATGCCACCAACCCCACTAAACGGTGATCTGATGCCTTACGACTGCGACCCACGCGAGCAGCAAGCCCGCCAAGACGAGCTGGACCGCCGCTACGAAGAAGATGGCCGGCACAACCCCGAACACCCGATGCACGCGCTTTACACCGGCCTGATGGAGGCTGCAGAGTGACGATCCTATGCGACTGGCAGATCCAGAATGCTGCCCATGATGGCTTGGTTGTGCCGTTCAACCCCGACCAGCTGAACCCCGCCAGCTATGACGTGCTGCTCGGTGGGATGCTGCTGATCGAGTCCGCCGAGGGGCCTGAGCTGGTGCCGTATCCGCTGCAGGATCACACCGAAGCTGAGCCGTACCTGTTGCGGCCGGGGCAGTTTGTGCTGGCGCAGACGGTAGAGACGTTCAACCTGCCGGATACGATCGCGGCGCAGTTCATGCTGAAGTCCAGCAGGGCAAGGAGTGGCCTCGAACACCTGATGGCCGGATACTGCGATCCAGGCTGGCATGGGTCTGTACTCACGCTGGAGCTTCACAACAGCCGCCAGCTGCACCCAGTGCCGCTGTGGCCTGGAATGCGGATCGGGCAGATGGTGTTCCACCGGATGGAGGAACGACCGCTCAAAAGTTACCGTCTGACGGGTCGGTATAACGGCGATCAGGTTGTAACTGCGAGCCGAGGTTAGCGGCGGCTTCATTGATCGCCCAGCGTACCTTAATGCGCTCTTGGTAGTAGAGCGTATTCAACAGCACCGCCGCCTTCAGGAGACCTTCGTAGTCGCCACGGCGGTGCATTTCATGTAGCCAACGATGATGCTGCTCATGTGATAGGCGTTGCTCGATCGTTGGTTCCATGGCTAGTAATCCCAACGGACACGTGGCCGACCTGGCCTGATGCCAAGGTGCACAAAGCCCTTTGATGCGCCATAGCCTACCGAATACGGCCAGTTGGCATCACACCAGTCTTGAACCTTGTGCACATCAACGCCGTCAATGTAGAAGTCAACAGCGCCGGTGTCTTTGGTGTCGTACAGGTGCTCCGACTGGCTGGCGCCACCAACGCTGCGGTTGATCTCCGGTGGCCTGTAGCCGCTGGTGATGATGATCGGCTTGCCGCCGAAGTGCACGCGGCAGCGTTCAAGGAATGCCGCCAGCTCTGCTGCGGTATCGAGCTGATGGGGGTAACGAAACCGCCGTTCCTCTTGCCCTAGCGCGAACTCTCCCAGCGTGATGTGAGGCGTCAACCGCGCAGAGAAGCTACTGGTGGGCGTCAGCTTGGCGGGTTGTTGCTGCACTTCGGGCAGGCCGATCCCCTGAAGCCATAGGCGCCCTTCCGCCTCACGGCGGCGCTTGAGGCCAGCTTCTACGGGTGTTCCGGGGTTGCAGTAAAGCAGCAGCGCATCAGGCACCTTCGACCAGTCCTTTCGGCAAGGCGCCGGGTGATGGTCTCAAAGCCATTGAAGCCGTAGAAGTTGCTGCCGAGATTGAAGGCAAATGAGATCAGCGCACAACGCTGCTGATCCTTCATCGCAGACCAGAACGGGATGATGCCGTTCAGCTTGCCGGCGATGTGATCAACTTCAAGGCGAAGCAGGGTATCAGCTTCGACAACAGTGATCTTGTCGTACTGCTGCACCTCGCGGCCATCGGGGTAGCGCGTGGCGCCGTAGCCGATGGTCCACGGTGCAGCGCCGCTGAGTGGATCGGGGTAAGCGATCAATGCGCAACCCTCGAACGCACGGATCAGCTTGAGTGCAGCGCTGAGCATCGAATTGCTTGCCGGCGGTACTCCAAGTGGCGAACCACTCACGATCGCGGCGCATGGCCAGCGGGATAGCCGTTGGCTTTGATGTCAGCCTCCAGTTCAGCTGGGATGGCTGCCCGTTGGTGCGGTAGATCGCGCCAGTAGCGGAACAGTTGCTCCAGGGTGATGGGTGCTGTGTTGCTGCTGGTCACGGCTGCGGAAGGCATCGCGGATTTCGGTCCAGATCAATGGCGACAGGGTGGCGGCAACAACGGCGACGATGATGACCTGCGCCATACGTTGCTCCAGGCGGCCAACACGTTCGCCAAGGCTGCTTCGCTCAGTCTTATCGGCAGTAGCGGCATCAAGAAGCAGCTTCAGCTGCCCCTCGATGGTGCCGATGGCACGGAGGATTTCGCCGTGCGTTGGTTCGCCGTTTGCCATCACGTCAGCGCTTGGTGGAAGCAGCGCCGCGCATAATGCCAAGGATCAGTTGCACCCAGCCATTGGCCTTCACCCCAGGCAACAGGCTGAGTATCTCGGAGCCTGCCAGCAAAGCGGCGAGGACGTTGGCGACCGTCTCAGGCGTGACGTGCGACATGGCGTTGCAGATGTTGCATTCAGCTTATCCACCGAGGGCATTGATGAACTCCTCGGGCAGGTGACACGCGGCCGCCTTCTCGGCCACGGCCTGGAGCACGTCAGCACTGCAGGAGCCCCTGACGGCGGAGGAGCAGCAGTGCTGTGCGGAGGTGGCGAAGATCGTTGCCCACGGCGGCGAGCACTGCAGGCTGCAGCACCCCTGCAATCAACGGGTTTCCTTGTTGCGCTTCGGTGTACGCCTGCTGCACGGCAGGAGCAGTCAGCAGCCACATGCCGAACCCGTCAAAGTCGGGCTCCTCGGGCTTCTGCGGCGATGCGGTTGCAGCGGCCCAGATCGAGCCGTCTGGATCGGGCTCGGTGGTGAAACCGTCCGGGGGTTGCCAGCTGCTGCCCTGCTCCAACAACAGCAGATTCACCGCTTCGCCAGCAGCGTTGAACAGGACGTGTGGAACGCTTGTCATCACCAGCACCAGATACGAACAATGCCGGCGGCGCCGTTGCCGCCGTTTCCTGCGGCCACAGTGCTGGAGGAGGCACCGCCACCACCACCGCCACCACCGGCACAACGCCAACACTGCCGCTGGTGCCGGCGCCAGTTGTGCTGGCAGCACCACCGGCGCCGCCATCGCCTGGCAACGTGCTGCTACCGCCGCCGGTCGTCGCGTTGGCCATGGTGGCGTTAGCGACGTTCTGCGCAAAGCCGGCGCCACCTTCTGCTGAAGCAATAACGGCAGTGTCGTTTACTGTGATGCCGCCACCCCCGCCGCCACCACCAGGCCCATAGGCTCCTATCGCCCCTAGGCCAGCTGCTGTGGAGGTGTCACCGCGTGCGCCAGCCCCGCCAGCACCAGCAAAACCTGCTCCAAACGCAGCATTGCCACGGAAACGAATTAAGCCTCCCGCTCCAGTAGATGATGTGCCGCCGGTTCCACCGCCACCGCCAATAGCACTGAGGACTGAGCCAAAGGAACTTGTGCCGCCTGCGGCACCAGAACCTCCGTTGGAGTTTGTGGTGCCGATTCCACCTGTGCCGCCCGCGCCGATGGTTATAGGTATAGATTCTGCTGTACCAAAGTCAGATATGCGCCCCCACCGGTACGTCAGTGTCCCGCCCGCACCGCCGCCCCCGCCGGCTCTCGCAAATGTGGTAGCGGCAGATCGTCCACCACCACCACCACCGCCACCACCAACCACTTCGGCGTAATAGTACGTGCAGCCAGCGGGCTTAGTCCATGTGCCAGAGCTGGTGAACTCTTGGTAGTTAGCAGCCCCACCACCACCACCTGTTGCCGTCAACGTGCCAGCTGAAAGCGACAGGCCGGAGCCGACGGTGATCTCCTCCGGTGCGCCGGTGCTCGCTGTCGTGCGCCCAAGCAGTCGGGCGGTCGCCATGGTGAGGCCGCTGGAACCGATCGCGCCCGATGCTGCCGCTCCGATGTCAGCAGCCGAGGGTCGCACATGCACGTGATCCTCGCGGGCGTAGTCAGAGCTGGTGCCGATTGCAGCCGCAGCCCCACAGGGTTGCGGTGCAGCATCAGCCGCCGCAGGGATGCTGGGCTTGCCAGTCAGGTCGGCATAGGCACCAGATGTCGCGACAGCTGACAGCGCGGGTGTTCCTGACAGCTCGGAATAGCCCAGCTGGCGGAACGTCGGGGCCGCAGCTGCACCGGATGACGGACCAGCGAACACCAGATTCGCCGCCTGCGTGGCCAGCGTGGCTGCGAGCGTGCCGGAGGTGGTGACAGGAGAGCCAGTGACGCTGAAGATCGAGGGCAGCGACAGGCCGACACTGGTTACGCAGTGCCGGTGCCGCCGGCTGTGACGACCAGCGCGCCGCCACTGATGGCAAGACCGGAGCCGATGGTGATGGCTTCCAGTGCGCCGGTGCCGGCGGTGAAGCGCCCGGCTAGCGAGTTGGTAGCGATCGAGGTGCTGATCTGCGGCGTGGTGCCGCCGGAGCTGGTGAGCAGGCCGGTGCGGCGGTGACGCTGGTGACGGCGCCCAGCGGCTGATAGGTGGTCGCCGCCGCCGCAGTGGTGAGGTAGCTGCTAAGTGTGGCTGGCTGAACGGCGCTGTCGGCCAGTGCGCCCTGGGCAGCAGTGGCCGCACCGATCAGTGCCGGTGTGATGGTCTTGTTCTTCCAGAGGCCATCAGCGGCCTTCATCAGGGCCTGGTCTGTCGTCGCGCCGGTGACCAGCACATCGTGCAGCTCATCCAGCTCTTGGCCGTTGTCCACCTTCACGTAGACGATGCCCGAGGTGCCGGGGCCTTTGCTTGACGCAGTAGCCCAGCACAACACCATGCGCCGGCTGCGTGGGGCGCGTGGTGGTGAGTGCGCCGGTGGTCTCGGATAGCCAGATGATGGCGCCCTCGGTGAGGCCCGAGGTGTCGAGCCCGGTCAGCTCACCGACGGCGATCACCGTGCCGTTGCTGTTGTTGCTGATGGCATCTTGTGCCAGGCCGAGCGTTTGCGCTGCGGTGGCCTCAAGGCTGGCGTCAGCGAGTGCAACGGTGATGGTGGTTCCAGATGCTGCCGGTGACATAGACCGCTGCAGCCCTTGGGGATGCTGACGCCGCTGTTGTTGCGCACAGCCACGGTGACCGTTGCAGCGCGGTTGACGAGTGCCTTATCAGCGGCGCTCATCAAGCCCGGCAGGGCTGTGGTGGCCTCGGTGATGACGGCATCAGCGCCGGTGCTGCTGGCGACCGTGCGCGTGGCTGCATCCCAGCTGAGGTCAGGTGCCTGCACCACCGCCACCACCTAAGGCACCCTGCGGGCCGGCGGTGATGACTTCGACAACCGTTACGGTGCCTTCAATGACATTGACCGTATTGCGTGTTGTCATGGCGTGGTGTATCCCTCAGGAGACGTACAGGATGCCCTCTAGGTAGTATTCACGCAGCCCGCTCGGGTTGATCAGCATCACGTCGTATTGCACCTCATCCGGTAGCGCTGCCGTCTGCGTGTACGACAGCGAAAGGCTGATGCTGCCGTTGACGCGATCGGTGTATGTAGTGGTGAAGTCGGCGTATTTGGTGCTGCGTGATTCGTTCCACGCCTGACCGAGCACAGTCCAGCCGGTCAGGTTGATTGCATTGCCGTCGCCATCCTTGAACACCAGCGGCGGGGAGAAATCTGCCCGCCGCTGGATCGTGGTGTTGTAGATGCCGGGTGCAATGGCCATGGTTACAGGTTAGCCGTCAGTCATCAGCAAACAGCAGCTCACGCAGCTCGGGAGATGCTGAACCCAGCGGCCTCTAGGCGTTCGCGTGCGGTGAGTGGCGCCGGTGGCGGGGCAGGCGGCTCCGTGTTGCGCCAGTCTTCGGCAAGCTCTTCTTCGGTCAGCGGAACTTCGGTGATCTCGCCGGTTTCGCAGTTGACTTCAATGCGGTTCATGATCAGCCCTCGTAAGTGATGTTGATGTGACCGCTGCCGGCGTAGTTGTTGATGCCGACGGGCACGATTCGGATGGCATTGAAGCGTGGCCGCCAACGCAATCCGACCGGCACCATAGGAGACGTATCTAGCGTCGTTGTTGTAGACACCATTATAGGTGCCGATCCATGTGTTGCCCGTGATGTTTGTGAACGTATAGACGCCGTTCTGTATGTTTGCGGAGTTGCCTAGGCCAACAATAAATCCAGCGTCGCCAGCAGTGCTGCCAACACCTGAAACAGTGTTGGCGACTGTATCTGTGTAGCCTGTGCCGGATTTATAGCCTGTGGTGACGTAGCTGGATCCGTTGTTGGTGCTCATCTGGATCATCAGGTTATCTGTGCCGCTGAGCTGCACGGCGGACAGTACAACCCTGATGACCTTCGCCCATGATGGAATTGATGTGAATGAAACAGTGCCGACGCCGCTTCCTGTAGCAACAGCCGTAGAGCGCGTCACTGCACCGCTCAGGCCGTAGTTAGCGGTAACTAGGCCGGTGGCGCCGCTTATGTCAAGCCTGGTGACGCCGCCTGTCTCCAGGGCAATGTTACCGCCATCTTCCTGCGTTTACGATCAAATTACCGGTGCCGCGATGGCTTGCACGCGAGCTTGTATTTGGCCCCGTGTTTTCGCGGATGATCCGCAAGCCGTAGTCGGTGTATGTGGTATCACCGAATTAGGTCGATGTATGCGTAGCGGTTGCCTGAAGGGTTTGCACCAAGTTGCAGTTCACAGGTAGCCGTACCGGGTGCCCCACATCAAGCCCAGCGGCACGGAAGCGTCCAAACTGCGTCAGACCATCAACGCTACGGAAGTAGTGGTTATTGGCGTCGTAATTGGCGTTATTGGCAGACGTTGCATGACTTGGACCATATAGCTCGATATTGGCGCCGCCGATAAAGCCGCCAAACAGACAAAGCACATCATTATCAACCCGTTGCGTTAAATAGTTGGTGTAAACATGCGAGCCGCTTAATGCTGAATCCAGAATCCAGCCTGAGTTAGCAGCATTGCGGCGATACAGAAGCCCGCTAGCGCTATCCGCCCACATCTGATAGGCGTATGTAGTGCTAGGTGCTGTTGAGCCGCTGTTCTGCGTTGCGATTGCGCTCAGTGCGCTGTTTAGATCGCTACGGAATCCGCTACCGGATTGATTGGCGATGTTGTAGTCGTGCTGAGCCATCGATCAAATCTCCTTGCCGTAGCCCACGGCGGAATAGAGTGAACTGGCGGCTCACGGCAAAACCGGCAGAGTCTCTGAAGACTATTGTAAACCCCTGCCGCGTTGTTGCTGTGATCGCGTAGTAGTCGCCGGTTTGCATGTTCATCGCTGTGATGCCAACGGCTGGCGTCTGGTAGGAACGCAGCGCCGAACACCACGCCATACGATGCCGCGCCGCTGGTGAGCACTGCAGACTGCTCGGTGCGTTGCTGCAGCTCCAGCACCGCGCCTAACTCGTTCACGATCAGGTTGATGTCTGGGTTGGTGGTGGTGGCCTGGAGCATGAACTGAAAGCCGCGACCGCGCACGATCGCGTTGGCGAACTCCGCCAATCGCTCCAGGTCGGAGCGCCGGATGGGTTGTCGTTGGTGCTGCGCACATACACCCGTGCGTCGGTCTGATCGAGGTTGTCTTCGTCGATTGCGGGCCAGTCATCCACCAGCCCTAGCCGCGAATCCCACAAGCCGTTCGGCAGGTACGGGAATGCCGCCAGCCGGCGTTGCATGTTCACATCGAACACGGCGCCCATATCCCAGCTGCTGCCGAACTCGTAGGAGCCTGATGGCGCAACGCCGCCGGTGCCATCAACGGATGCCAGCGCATCCCAGTTGCCATCAGTGGCCAAGCTATCGACAGGCGTGGGATCACCGCTCGCAAAGTGTGATGCCGCCGTAACCCGACTGATAGGTCATGTCGTTGTAGTTGCCCGAGAACGGCGGCGCCTCAAGGTCTTCCGCGAAGGTCTGCACCAGCAGGCGCGGCTGCGGCGTTGGCAGATCGGCAAGCACCAACGTGGGCGTCAGGCTGCGGTTGCCGGTGTCATCCTCGAACTTGACCAGATAGGTGCCCTCCAGCAGCGGCACCAGCTTCTGCGTCTGCGATCCAGCTGCAGCGGCCACGATCTCCTGCGGGCATCCCACACCGCACCGCTGAGCGCCTGGCTGTGACGGATCAGCACCTTGCCGCCAACCAACACATCGAGGTCCGTGGCGCGGTTCCAGCTCAAGATGGCGCTTGCGCTGTCGATCGCGACCAGTGACAGGCCGGATACGTTGGTTGGTGGTGCAATCTTGCCGAATGCGTTGAATGTCAGCGTCGCGGGCAGTGTTGATGGCTGCAGCGCTGCATTGAGGCTGTAAACCTCAATCTCATACGTGCCAACGATGTTATCGAGGATTTCGTAATCGCCTACAGCCTGCGTGCTGGTGATCCAGTTGCGGTTATCAACGCGACCACCTGACGGTGTACTGACTGGCAGTAACAACAGCCGCCCAGCTGACGATGATCTTCGACTTGACGCCGCCTGCCCCTTCGTACAGCACTTCCTGCGCTGATAGGTTGGCGGGTGGTGGCGGGATCTTGTTGAGATCGGTGATGTCACGATCAGCCAGCGCTAGGCCGCTTTCGATGTAGGCGTACTTGCTTGGGTTGTGCTCTAGCGCGGAGATGTTGTACTCAATGCCGTCCTGTTCTTCAATGCCAAGCACACGGAACAACTGGGACTGAATCGCTGTAGTTTCATATAT